GTGATGTCACGCTGGAATCCCCATACACGGTTCTGTGGGAATGTCAAGTCGACATATCCTGCAGGGTAGTAAGGAACTTCCTGTACGTCAATTCCGAGAACACGTGTTGTACGTGCTCCACCGAATGTCTGTGCTCCACCATCAAGGTATGCTTGACGATTTGTTGGTGTACCACCAGCACGTGAAGCAAATGCTTCAGCGACTGCGTCTGCTAGAGTACCGTTATTCTTAACGATTCCCTGGAATGCATCTGTACCAGCATAGAACTTCAAGTTAGACTTGATAGCACGATACTTACGTGGCATTGCAAGGATAATTCCCTGCATTACGTCTGTTGTCCAAGCGTTATCAGCAACTGTTACAACTGACTCGTGGGCATCTCCATCAGTCTTGACACGATTTACGAAACCGTCCATGATTGAAAGGAAATTTCCTGTTGCACCGTCTCCGTTGATTGCAAGGTCTTCGATATCGTTACCGAAAGCGTTTGTCATCAAGCGTACGATGTGATCTTCTAGTGCTGCACCTTCGATGTTATCTTCTAGTGCTTCTGCAGATACTTCCCAGTCAAGACGAATCTTCTTTGTAGTCAATTCAACCTTTGAGAATGTTGCACCTGCGTTTGTGTAGTCGCCAACTGCTTGCGCTGCTGCACGAATTACACGCTCTCCGACGTTTACCTTTTCGAGTTCCATTGTATTGGCTCTCATAGTAACACGACGGCCATCTTGGGCGAGAATGGTAGCATCCCACACGTAGTCAATAAAACGACGTGCTTGCTCTGGGCGTAGGATACCTGATCCAGCCTCACCTGAAGGGTTAACTGCATTTGGACCAGAGTTTACTCCTGCTAGTGCTGTTGGGATATTACCCAATACACCACCATCAGTGTAATTACCTGGTACATTTGAACCTGCATCTGAACCTGAAGCAAATGCTCCTTGTCCTTGATACAAACCTGGGGCTGTGCCACCAAGTTGACCTGATGTTCCAGGCTGGTTCTTTTCTATATTTTGTTCCGACATATTGTCACCTCCTGTGATTTTTTCTAAATGAATAGATCGGCTGTTTTGAGGAAACTACCGCCCCATAGGGATTTTTCAACCGTTTCAGGCTGATTCTGTACTATCTCGCCGAGATCGCCAGACTTTCGGAAAGCAGTGTCTTGCTCTACAAGTTCCACTCGCTTACCAAATTCATTGAATGTATTTGTTGCTGATGCAATATCTTTTGCAACTGCTTCAAATGACTCTTTTGCTACTTCAACATCTACCTTTGAAGACTTAAGCATTTCTACTTCTGCCTGCAATGATTTTACTGTTGATACTAGATCGCTAAAGGCTTGGTTAAGATCGACAGTGTTATCTGCATCTGCAGTAACTTCGTCTGACTTAGGAGCCATTGGCTTCTTTGCCTCAGCCTCTTCAGCAAGTGCAATTTCTTCATCAGTCATTGGCTTTGCAGCCTTTTCTGTTGATTCTTCTGCATCTTCTTCAGCATCATCTTTACCATGAGATGGCATTACTGCTTTCTCTGTATCAGACTTTGCTACTGCTTCTTCGACTGCTTCTGTTGCTTCCGCAACGGCAACTGCCTCTGGAGCGATCTCTACTGCTTCATCTGCAACTTCTGATTTCTCAACGATTTCTTCTGTTACGTTTTTTGTTGTTTTTGCCATAGGATTTGCCTCCTTGTTAATCTTAGAAGTATTAATGCCTTTAGCACTATCGACTAAGAACTTTATCATATTTAGTTTTTCGTTATCCGTTTTTTCAACGAAACCTATATTCACCATATCTTCACCTGATGTTGGACTAACTTCAGATTCATTCTCTGAAACCATTACAAGGCCTGATTCTTTATCATAAAAAACATTCTCTAAAACTGTTTCGTCAACTTTAATAACATCTACTCCGTCAACTTTTTCAACAGATACAATGTTTGCAAACTGATTAGCAGGGGAATCAACAAGACTCAACTCTACCAAATCATATTCTTTAATAACTCTAATTGACTTATCTGACTTCTCATCATAAGCATCATCCCACTTGTTCATTCTTCCGCCAATTGAAAATCCTGTATATGTTCCATCAATAACCTTTTCCCATGCATCTTGTGCTCCCTTTGAAATATAGGCAGACACAAAAACACCCTTATAAAACTTCTTTGATTCTGGATCAAAATACTTATCTTCTTTAAATGAAACCATCTTTCCTACTGCTGATGGTTGGTGCATTTCTCTGATGTTACCACGAAACTTTGCAAATGCATCCATAGATGCTTCTGCTGTTACAATATCATCTTGCTTATCAACGTTATCTAATGATGCAAAACCAGAAACAATTCGACGTTCTTTGTCAACCTTTGTTAGAGGCATAGATAGTCGTATGTTATCCCCATCTGAATTCCAATGGGCTTTGAAGATATTAGTCACAAGTATATTATAGAGCCTTTTTTTACGATATCTCAACTATTGAGATGCTCGTCCTTCACCTTTGGGATTTCTACCACTTACTGTAGCAGACCCATCGGATTGGTTGTTTAGTCTTTCTCCATCCCGTGCACGATCTGCGTTGTCATTTGCAGTATCTTGTGGCTTAGGTTGGAAAGGCTCGTTTCCTCCATCTCTTTGTGGTAAACCTAGAACTTCTCTTGCTTCATTAGGAACCATAATCTGTGTCTTAATGTATCGTTCTAAAATTTGAGATTGAGCGATTTCATCTGTAAGGGTAAGTTCATTAAACTTAAAATCAACAATGTCTGTCTTTTCACGAACTATCTTATTAATCATCTTTTCAAGATTACGTTGTGCTGGTCTTGCTACCTGCTCCTTGAAAGTTCTATCCTGTGCTAGGGCTGCAGCAATTGCTGCTGAATCTGATCCACCTAACTTTGAAAGAGGAACTTGGTGAGCAACAAGAATATCATCACGATTAGACTTGCGGTAGTCTCTAAATGATCCTTCTTGGATACCGTTTTCAATAGGCTCCATTTTAAATTCAACCTTGTTTGTGTCTGAGTCGGCTGGCAAAGGAATATATAATGTTCTGTGGTTTTGTCCTTTGAGTCCAGTCTGCAAGAATCTAAACATCTTGTCTTCTGCTTCTGGAGATAACTTTGCACCCTTAAGAGTTACTACATATCTTGGGACTGCTTTGTTGCTAAAGAAATCAATGTTGTATTGTGAAGCCAAAGCATCACCATAAAGAGCATTAATTGCAGAAAGAATATCTGGAACTCCATAGAATGTATTTAGAGGTGAGTATTCTTTAAAGTGAATAATCTCATTTGGTCTTGGGTCCGTTCCAAGTGGATTAGGATTCGTTGCTCCAAAGTTACGGAAGTATACAACCTTGTTTCCAATAACCTGTACGTAACCATCACGAAGTCTGCGAACACGCATAGTTGTTGATGGAATATGTCCAACATATCCAATGTCTCCTGTTACGGTTCTTCCAACTTCAAGGTAGGCATTACCAGTTGCCTGAAGATCAGTAAATACTTTTTCCATGCTTGATGTAAATGAATCATCATTATTTAAAGACTCTAGCCAATCACGAAGTTCAATCTTGGCTCTTTCAATTCTTTTTCTTGCAGCCTCTGCTGCTTTTGCTTCAGATCCCTCTAACTTAAGCATAGTTCTTGCTGCTATCTTGAAATCGTATCCAAGTCCTACAATGTTTTCTACCTTGGCGTCAATGGCTGCATGGTTTGCAAATGATGTGTCGTAGTAGTTTGCTAATTCGTACAAGTTCCATGGTGGTGTAATTACATCAAACAGGCCATAGCCATTACGATAAATTAATCCTGGGTTAATCTCTTTAGATGCTGTTCCATTAATACCAGTGTTTACTGCACGAGCAGAGTCAATGTATCCTTGAGATGCATCTACTTTTCCCATCTCTATGGATTCAGATTTAACTACCCTGGAGGTTCTGCGTTTAAAGTTGTTGTCTAGTCCAGATAAATCTTTTAGTTCATCCCAAGTTTTGTTGAATGGATCTTGTGCTTGAAAGACATTTATTTCTTCTGGAGTGTCATCCATTTTAATTCTAACATACTCTTGTCTATCTTCTGACATTAGTCATCACTACCATATTTTGCAATAGTATCTTTGGCTGCCTGTACTGCACCAAGATCGTTCATAGAAGGAATAAGGCCTTCTGACAGTCTTTGTTTTTGTTCAGAATATTCTTCTTCTGAAATTCTTGTAAGTCCTGGGACGAAGACGCACTCGCCATCTCCTTCATCTCCAAAGTGTCTTGCTGCCTCTTTTAGTTTTGATATCTGAAGAATGTCTCCCCGCATTGATTCAATATTTAATACTGAGCCTGTGCCGTCTGTAAACCATTTTCCATTAGACTTTTTGTAAACATAAAGACCCCATTCGTAGTGCTTTTCAATAACTTTTACGCGGGAGTCTCCCACTTGCCCTTTCATTCTGGGCGCTTGCTTACGCTTTTTGGTTGGTTTTTCCATATTCATATACACAAGTATACCATATTAAACGGCGGTGTTAGTGCTTTGTGTCCAAGTGACTTGGCTATAAAGACTATACTTGTAGTCTTTTAATCTTAAAATCTTTTCACTATCAACAATTATTTTATTTGTTCCTGTGTAACTCTTATAGATTGTAGACGGGTTGACTCCTCCAGGGCTTGTTGATGATCTAATAAGTACCCCACGCCACAAGATACCTTCTGGTGCCCAGAAAGCCCACTCAATAGGACTGTTTGGGCCAGTCTTTACGTTAAACCATGGCCTAGTTATAATCCTTTGATTTTCTATAAGGTTTGTGGATTTATAATATGAAATTGTGTTAAAGGTTATTGGACCATTAATCCTAAGAGATCCGACCATATTTTTAAAATCAAGTAGGACTGGGAAATAGACACCAAGGAATCCCCACTCCTTTACTGTCAGAGTTGGCTCTTTTACTAACTTTCCGTTCCAGTAAAACGCTATACCGTCTTCTAGTTGTCCGCTTCGAGCATTTATAGCATAAATCTTTGCCCTCTTTCCATCTGGGCCATTTGCAACAATAAAAAACTTAATGTGTGCACTTTCTGATTCAATCTCAAAAATCTCTGTAGGAGCATACGGGAAAAAGTCTTGATCAAACCTTATTGCACTTTGCATTGCCATAATTTTATAATCTGAAGAGACATTCTCATTTATTGGAATTGAAAGGCCCCTACTAATTAAAGGATCGTATGTTCCTTTTAACT